TTTTTCTTAGACCCCCCCTCCCCTATCATTAAGGACTCCGAGATTTTTTATTTTTTTTATTTTTTTTATTTTTTTTCTTCTTAAATTTTTTTTCAAAAATTTTCTTTGTTCTCTCTAGCTCAGCTGCCTCGGCTCGTCCACGTAAGTAACCATCAAGTCTTGCTTTGTCTTCATCTAGAATCAGATCCTCAGATACCAAGTAGATCTCGTGATCTTTATTCATTCATGTAACCTCGCTGTATCACTACGTGAAACCTTTCTCCACATCCCTGAGACATTCTCGATAACAATCTCTTCAATCGCATTCTGTATTGCTAAAGCTTTGTCTGGCTCAGAGATGTCATCTGATACCTTTGCTACTCGATCTAGGAAGGCTGAGGTATTGTAACCCATTCGTACATCATAGTCATACCATTCATCAAACATTGTGAATGGATCGAATGGATTGTCCACTGTTGTCAACATGTACTCAACTGATTGAGTAATACCTGATACATCCATGTTACTCATTGAGACCTACCTTGAGTGTGGTCAGGCCTACACCTATAGCATCAGCTATCTCGGCTTGCGTATAGCCTGCAGCTACCATTGACTGAGCACGGCGTAGTTTAGTACTCGTCAACTTAGGTGCATCCTTAGGCAAGGCTAGGTGCTTGACTGTATCAAGATCACTATTCTTAAGGATCTTTTCTAGCTTATCCTTACTAAGCGCACCAGCTTGGATAGCATTCCATTCAGACTGGGTAATAAAGATCTTGGTCTTACCTGCCCCTGTTCTATTACGATTCTCATTCAATGCGAGTTGCTTAATCTTCTTGATCTCTTCGGGCTCAATGCCTGGATTAGCCTGCCTCTTTTGTGAGACCTGGCTTTGTGCTAGGAGCTGGGCTTGTCTTTCAAGGGGGGCGTTTTTAAGGGCGAGGTTTAGTTTCGCATTTAGAGAGGCCACTTCATTTGGGTAGGCGGCTTTTGCAGACCTTGACTGGGGGATAGCCTTTTGCTGCAACGCTTCTTTCCTTGCTGAGTTAGCCATAGCCTTAAGTCTATTCGAATGTTCGGCATAGATAGCTTCCATCTCAGTACCTGAAGAAAGGGTGAAGGCATCATCAGTCTCAACCAATCCTTTAGACTTGGTCAATCTGGGTACCATCTCACCAGTCTCTACCCGAATCTTCCTACCTGTAGTAGGATCTGTAATTGTCTTAGTCTTTGGCACCATCTTCCCAGTTGGTACAAAGACTTTCTTACCTGTTGCGGGATCAATTGGTCCACCAGCTTTAGCTGATCGTGCTCTCTTCTCAGGGACTCGAACTTCAGCTCGAGCTCTACTGATCAGAGTAGCAGCGCCCGATTTCTTCTTTCCCTCTTCAACTCTAAGCTGATACTTATCTTTCAATTGACGAATGCCATTGTCTTTCTCAGACTGAATGAAATCAAGCCCATGCTTCTCAGCATCGATAACTACCATGGAATGACGAACAGCTCGGGCCTTCTCTTCGTTAGTCGCACCATGAATAGTCATATCGGTAATCAAGTTAGAGATCTTACCCATCTCTTGTTGCTTACGTACAGGATTCATACGAGGAGTAGGATCACCTTCAGGAATCTTGTACATCTGTGGATCAAAATCCTTCAAACCCTCAAGCGGCGCTGTATGCTTAACTGCTCTACTATTGTTTGGAATAACAAGTACTGTATCTCCATCGAAATCAGCACCAGACAAATGCTGGGCTACCGTATGATGAATACCAATTGCATCTTCAGCTTGAGGACCTAAGATTTTACGAGCTTCTCGATTCTTATTATTCACTGTCAATTCAGGAATCTCAAAGGTTCCACCATGCGGGAAACGAACAAGCGCTACTCGTTCACCATCTCTCATACTTGGTGCATAAATTTCACCAGGTTTGATAGAATTAATAGGAAGAATAACCTTAGTTGCTTGTCGTGGAAGATTAGCCGCTTTGAGATGTACGGATGCCGAGTCTGCCGAATCAGCAAACTTTAAGAGAAGTTCTTTACGAACCGTTGGATTCGTGAGAGAATTGATCTCTTCAAATTCTTTCAGTCGACGCTCATAGGTCATACTAAGTTGCTTCTTAGCCAAGTCAGGGCTTTGCTTGGACAACATTTGCGAAGAAAGAGTCTTCGACCATTTATCCCATGATCCTTCTTCATTGACCAAATTCAATGCCGATGAGACTTTACCATCTGGCCCATGTACTTGATAAATGATTGAACCAAATGGAAAATCAGGATCGTCAGCCAAGGGCTTCATTACATCTTTCTTACGCCCGGTACTAGACTTATTCGTATTGAAGACAAGATCTACGCCTTCAGGCAGATCATCTCTATAGACGGCCATACCTTTCAAATAATGGGTACCATCAACGGCAACACGAACCTGACCATAACGAGCTGAACCGAGCGAAAGGTCTTTCACACCAGGACGAACATAGATAACACCATCAGCAGCGGCGCCACCTTGCTCTGCATAATTAACACCAATTCGTCTAGAGCTAATCGATATCGGTTCTTGCGGGCGAAGATAACTACGACCGTGATCATCAGAATACGGTGCGATCTGCTTGATGTCACGCCTATCTCGGTCGATGTCTTTCGGGTTAGTACCAGGAGCGGCCAGTACTCTCATCCTCGTAAACTTACCAGGAATATTAACCTGCTCAATATAGATATTATGAACTACGTAACCCTGTTCTCTCAGAACTGCAACTGCGGTATCAAGCCTAGTTCTGGTAACACCAATATGATGTTCGACGCCAACACCAACATCAATATACTTCTTCTGTGCAACCTCATCTTTGAGCATATTAGCGGTAGTCTGCAGAGCATTGTTCTTATCTGCAGCACCAGGAGCAAGCAGAGCTCGAACTGAAGATTCGTTGAGCTGCATCTGCCGACCAATAGCAGAATTTGACATTCCTTTTTCCTGCAACCGCTGAGCAGTAATCTGCTTCTCTCGCCTCTGCTGAGCAAGAGCCTGAGAACGAGCAGCGGTCAATTCCATCCTCGAGATACCGAAACCTCTAGCAATCTCGGTGTCAGTCATACCATCTTTCTTAAGATTAGAGACTGTATCGAGGAAGCTGCGATTACGAGTAGATTCAGATCCTCCTGATCCCCAAGGATATCGACCTGATTTACGGAGGATGCCGTAATGCGCGAGATGTTCTTCTTCAGTACGAATCACGACTCTTCCTCCAATCTGCGATGAGTGATCAGTTTATCAAATTCCTGAATTCTCTCCATGATGAATATAATGTCCTCTGGGTCGGCCTCATACATCATTACTTCGTTATCTTGATAAATGCGCAATTCAATCTTGATATCAGCTGGATCTATATCATACTCAAGACAGAACAATGCAGCATAAACTTCAAGTTGATGAACTGAGGCAGTCCAGACGCCTGTCTTCAAATCATGAATACGAAGCGTCTTATAGCGAAAAGAAATTGTATCTGCAGTACCAAAACAATTTTCAGAATAATAGAGAACCTGCTCACAAGTCATTCGATAACGAATCGCATCATTGATATACAAACCCACGGTTCCGACAAGACTCGATAATCTACCTGCTTCAATCTCTATATGTGCATATTCATGCTGCGCAGTACCATATGCTGCAGCTTGAGAAGCAGTCCAACGTTCGATTAGTCGGTCGGGTGTGTAATGAATCCAATGATATTGACTAGGACTCAGGAATGCGTGTTCCCCTTGGAGGTTCAAATGCTTGTTGAAGCGCACTCAAAACCTCCTCTTCAATCTCGGGGTAGATGAATGCAGCAAATGACATTTCTCCCAATTTCTCGATATAATGCCTTTGATTAGGTTGTTCGGGCGCATCGGCAGAAGCTTTCACCTCTAATGAAGCCCAGTAATCATACCAAAGAATAATCAAGTCCGGCATTCCCTGTTGATATTGCGTATCAGTTTTCATTACCATACAACCAGGAAACATCATTGTAAGTTTATTGATCAACTTTGCTTGATATTTGTTTTCAGTCATCCGTCAAGCCTGACGATCCAGGGAACGAAAATAGTGGGGGGCAAATTCTCATGTGCACCTCCACCACCATTGTTTTGAATTGAGATACCGGTTGAAGCCAATGCGGTTCTATTCGTTGTCAACAAGTTAGTACCATCTGCACCTTGCGAGGAGCCCTGGTTATAGAGCAAGAACAATGTTCCAGCACCAGGACCATGGAAATGCTGTGGATCAGTAACGCCATGTGCATGAGCAGGCATCTCAGCAACGGTGATTGTGTGGTATTCCTCACCACCACGACCACAAATTGTGATTGCAACAGAACGTGTAATCCTATTCACACGTGATCCACCCGGCATTGCATCAAGGCCTGCAGGAACGACTCCTCGCAAATCCGGCGCACGAAAGTTTCCCGCACCAGGATCCGACAAACCATGTGCGGTTTTCCAAGCCGGATCAATATTTGCGGCAGCTTCTGGATAAGTTGCAGCAGCATAGATTGCACCGTCAGCCCAAACCCACTTACCGTATTTTGTCTGATTAGGTAAAGTTTGACCAGACCACATCTTGATCTCGCCAGGAATAGAACTGATAACAGATACCGGCGTTGAACCAAGCGGCCAAAGTGGCACCCAATCTGTAGTTGCGGGATTAGGTGTTGTCATGAGACTCTCACCGGCAGAACATTAAGTATTCGTTGACCAATTGTTATCGGTCCAGCCTGAATACGATACATTAATTTCATCACATCTCCCGCTGCTAAAGCAGGAATTAGAGAATTAACAAAGGATCCAGTACTATAAAATCCCGCGGATATACTTGCAATTGCCCACACACCTGTTGATGCTCCATTTTTACATACATCGGCAAGCGCAAATTGTGTAGCTATCCCGGCATTTATCCAGATTGAACCTGAGAATAAATAATCACCAGCACGAGGAATTGTAAACAATGGCCCAGGTGTTGATCCAATATCAACAAGAGTACCCGAGTTACAATTGTCATTACTATTTATCTGTTTTGATACAGGAGGACCACCTACAAATTCCCATTTATACGTTGATGTCGACAAAGCGTTGTAACGAAATCGCCATTGATAAGTTGGGTTCGTAATCGAGTCGACGAGAATCGCTTCTTGACCATCATATGGACTCGTAGGA